TGGTAGATAGCACACCAAACGTAATGTCATCCAAAATAAACTGGTCAAGGATGACGGTTGCTGATGTCCACAAGGTCATGCGGTGGCCTGTGTTCATGTCAATGACGTGATCTATGCCCTCAACGCTTAAGTCTTGATTGACACTTAACGGTGTGCCGGATGTAAAGGTTTTAGTGACTGACACGGTTTGACCAATCTCGATAGGTGCTAACGCCGTTTTTTGGGCATCGGTCAGGCTGGCAAATGTGGTTGACACACTGGTAAAGCGTGGGCGCGGTTGTGGGTAGAGCAAGTAACTGGCAAGCGTGGCGGCCTGCCCGTCACTGCTCAAAAGGCTGTCGGTGATCGCCTCAGTTTGCGTAAAGTACTCTGCAATAGATGCAGCATCGGTAGCGTTTTGTAATGTTCCGCCAGACTCAATAGTGACATTCGCATTGTTGATGACTGACTGCTGGTCAAACTCTACAAAAATGCTGTCATACGGTGTGGCTGTGCCAGTGTCGTTAAATGTGGCTGTGGCAGCTGCCAGTGTTGTGCCTACGCGTTCTTGGGCGGTCAACACGTTTTCTCGATTACAAAAAATGCGCCCTTGCTCGGCTTGCTGGATGCGGTTGATATAGGCGTTTACGTTTGTGCCGCTAGGGATGGTGTAAGCGCCTAGCGTGGCCGTAGGGCTGGCGGTCAAGGATGTAGCGCCTGTGTAGTTAGCAGCCGTTAAAACGGCTGTAATGCGCGCTGATGAGGTTTGGCTAGTGGTGGCCGTTTCAGGCAGATTGCCCTGTGACAACACATAGGTATTGTCTGCGGCAGCAATGCTGTAGGTGGTCATGCCAGCCATGTTGTACGTCTGGTTAAATGTGGTCACCACGCCTGTAAAAAGGTACTCACCATTGCGGCTAAGTCTGATTGGGCGCAATGGCGCTAGGCCCGGCTGATCTGTCAATTGGTTGTAATAAACGCTAGATGTGTTTAACGGGTCATAATCACGATTACCCACTGGCACGCTAATTGACACAGACATTGTGCCCGGCCCAAATACGTCTAACGGTTTGTGACGGCCTCGACTAATCGTAATTAACTGTGCAACATCGGTAATGTCGTTAAAATCTACGCCGTCACCATCCAACACATCTGGCCCGTCAAGCGTTGAGTCATCCAAATAAAATGCTTCACCGTCATAACCGCTAGACAGCTCTAGTAGGTATGTGCCACCAGTGATGACGGTTGCGCCAGACACAGTTAGATGCCTGAAAAATTAACAGGGCCGTAAACCTGTTTGTACTGGTTTATTGCGTCAACAACAGACTTGCCAATTTCGGCGCTGGTAGAAATGCCACCGTTGACGTTGATTGTAAATGTGTCTCCCATGTCAAATCGGTGATCTAATCTGCCACCAACTCTGTCAACAAGTTGTGGTGGTGCTGCATAGCCGGGGCCTCGACCGCCGCCGCCGCCAGCCATAGGTGCACTAGGGCTAGGCATAGACGGCATAGAAACGCCCGGCATAGTGCCACCGCTTTTAGGTGGATTAGGTGGCGCAATAATACCGCTACCGCTGCTACTGCCACCGCCAATGTTGCCTAAGTCAATTGTTGGCAAAGATGGTATGTCAGTAAATGGGTTAAGCAGGTTCATGCCTCGAATAATCACGTTAATTGTGTTAATCCATGCGTTAGCAAAAATCTCAAAACCGCTGATTAAACCGTTAAGCACAGCGTTAACAATTGTGCGGAATGTCTCAAACTTGTTGTACGCGTAAATAATGCCAACTACAAGCGCTGCGACACCTGCTGCTATTGCTGTAAATGGGTTAAGCGCCATAGCAAAGTTGACTGCCAAGATCGCTACAGAGATTGCGGTTATTGCGCCGGCTATAGCCAAAAATGCTTGTGGGTTTTTTTGTGCCCAGTCTGCAAATTTTTGTAGCACTGGCAAAACCTTTTCTACTACTGGCAACAAGGCTGCACCAATTGACTCTTTGGTTTCGTCTAAAGAGTTTTTAAGTATCTTAAACTTGCCTGCAGCGGTGTTGGCTGCGGTTGCGGCTGCACCGCCAAACGTTCCGCCTAAGACGTTCATTACCTCATCGAGTGTTGCACCATCTTTAATCATGGCTTTAATCTCTGGTGACAACGCTTGTAGGCCTTTCATATTTCCACCGTAGGCACGGGCTAATGCCTCGCTCACCTCACTTAATGACTTATTAGAACCTATTGCTATATCTTGGGCAAGCGTCAATGCCTCTGTTGCTGTAGCAATGTCCTTTGTGCCGGTCACAAGCGTTGCTAATGCCGGCCTCAACTCACTATCAGCCGTGCCGGTAGCCCTCGACATAGCGCTAATCATGTCCTCAGTGGCTTTAACCTGTTTTTCTGTAGCGCCAGTGACGTTGCCTAAAGTCAATGCCAACTGTGCGGCTTGTGCTTCATCCTCTGCAGCTGCGGCCACTGCAGCACCAAGAGCCGCAGTGACCGCACCTAGCGCGGCAGCGGCAGGGATGGCAGCCTTTTTAATAGCAAACTGTGCTTTTTCGCCAACTGTTTCTAGTTGCTTAAATTCCTTAATGGCTTTGTCAATGCCTTTGCCGTCAAACTCTGAAATGATTGGAATAGACAGCATTACATTGCCTGCCTTACTGTGCGCGCCGTATCCAAAATCATCTTTTGCATTTCGGCCTCAATTCCTCGCCGTGCTCGATACACGGCAGGCCCAATCAAACGTGTGCGACCAGCGCCCACAAAACCTAATTGGTTGCCAAGTTTGTTTGCATTGGCACGGCCAGCAGTCTCAAAGATCGCTGCTGCAGGGTCTTTTTGCTCTATAAGGATTACACCTACCGCGCCGCGCCGTGTGTCAATGCGCAACTTGACACCGCTTTTGGCTTTAGCCACACTGAATGGAAAGTTTTTGCGATCACGGCCCGGTGATGTCCAGTTATATGCCATGCCCGATAGCGGCACTTGTGAGTACATTTCTTTTGCTGCGTTAATGGCTGGCTGTGCAATTGCGGTCGCAGCCGTTCTAAAGTCTTTTTGCAACTGCGGGTCAATTTTTCTGAGTGCGTTAATAGTGTCTTTAACGCCTACCACAGAAACTGTTGTGCTGACCGTCATAGAAACTCACCTGTTCTTGTTGTTCTTTTCTATAACACTAATCACCGTAACTAGGTCGCGTGTGTCAAACTCAATGTGCGTTGGCCACCATCCTACTGCAACAAGCATTTCTGCTAATTGTCTACGGTAGGTGCCAACGCTGTAGGGTTTGGGTTTGTCTCATCAACTGAAGTCAATTCCATGTTGGGATGCTGTTTAACCCATTCGCGCCATGTGTCCGGCACAGTGTCACCAGCCAGCTTGCACAAGTGATATGCCCAACAAGCAATGTCGCTGTAACCAATGCCTTTACCGTCAGAGACTTTGCGGTTTTCCAGTTTTTCCCATTCACATACCACAAACATATTTGTGGTCATGGTGCGTGTGCCGCGACCGTCTTGTAGGTCTAATTCGAGTTTGACTTTCATGTGCCTGCTTTCGTGTCGGGCCGTTGCCGGCTGTTAATTAAGACGTTGCGACAGAATACACGCCACCAGTAAATGTGATGTCAATGGTGTCTAGCGCGCCGAGTGCGGCGTTGACAATTGGCAAGGTTTCTAGGTAGCAACCTGTAAGGGTTGAGATTGGGTTTGTTGCACTAGTTGCAGCGCTGGTTGGTTTGATCGTCACCGTTGTGGATGTGCCAACAAGTGCAGCCAATGTTGCGTAAGTCTCTGACGCGGCAAAACTGTTGTACATTGTCAGTGTCAATGTGCTGTTTTCTAGGCCGCCAACATACACGCGTGCGGTCTTGCCAAACGATGTGCTCTCTAACGCCTCGATCACGCGCGTAAGGGTTGAGGCGCTGGTCTGGTCTGTCATGTCAACGGCATTAACCGTGACTACTGGGTTAGATAGGTAAGTGCTGGTAGCCATGTGGGTTAAATCTCCTCGTTGGGTTCTGTATTAGTTTTAGCAGGTTTTTTAGGTTTAGGTGTGGATTGCTCAACAATGAAACCGCCAAACAAGAGCGCTGCCACGTTGATGCCGTCAGCTGGCACATAGGGGTCACCAATGATGCCAAGTTTGGTAGAGGCAATTGTGTAGATCATGCGGTTTGTGCCTGCACTTTGATCGAGAGGTCATAGCACGGGAATGATGCGCCGCCAATGTCAATTGAGCCCGGTTGACCAGACAACACGATTACAGCCGATGCCAGCACCAATGCGACAATGCTTAAAATCTCGCGCAACACTGGCAACCCTGCAGGCCCAGAGCCAACAACTTTAAGCGGAAAATCCATAGTCACAATGTTGCCGTTACCGCCGTATGTTGTAAAACTTGGTGCAAGTAAAAACACGCAATTAGGCACAAGTCGTGTTGGGTCTGTGACAACGCGCAAGCCAGTTACGGCTGTAAGCGTTGCTGCTACATCGTCTATGGCCTCGTTGAGTAGGTCTGTGTACGGTGCAGGCATTAGGCAACCGCTGGTCGAGGGATGCCCAACAATTGCTTAACGATCGGTGTCAATGACTGTTGCGTTGGTGTGCCCATTGTGTCAAACGCAGCGTAAGCGGTTTCTATTGACCCTCGACTACGCCACAAAGCTGCCGCATACATCAGCGTGCCTAGCGTGACATCGTGACCCGGTGACGTTGTAAGGCTGTCAAAATAATTTGACTCTTGCCTACGGCGATATGCAAAATCGTTTCCAGCGTTTCGCGCCGCTACAGCAAGCGTGTAATCATCTGATGGGTTAGTAATTGACACGCCTAAATAAGTAACCAGTTCCGCCGTTGTAATCCAACTGCATGACTGCGTGTAAACAACTGTGCCGGCATAAGTGACGACATAGTCAACATTGCTACCAGTAGCCGCATAAATGATTTGATTTGGTCGTGGCACTTCCACGTCATATTCAAACTCTCCAGAATTTGAGTCAACACCAATGAACGCATATTGCGGTAATGCCAACACCGTAAATGTTCCGTTAAACGGCGCACCGATGCTGGCAACCGTAATGCTCTGACCAACTGCTATGTCAGTTGGCTCTAACGTGCTGATGCACGCGT